GTACTACTTCAACCACTAGTGAAATTGCTATGGTTAAACATAATAGGTGTTGCTAGTCATTTTACATTCAATGCCATTACTCAGTTGATTCAGCAACTAACTAGTTGGCATTCTTTATAGTGGTTAGAAAACGTTGCTTTATTTGCTAGTTTAATACCATGCATCTCATCATCACAGTTTATATTAGCAGAATACTGGAAACTATGCTCTAGTCAGTAATATGTGTCTAACGCAGTTCAGTCAGTCCAACTAACTTGCGTTATTCTTCATCAGCTTCTAGCTTGTTGTCTTGGTTCTCATACTGCCATTGTCTGTTACTAGTAATGACTAAAATATGTTGTGTTGGCAAATCATTCCTCCACAGGTCTCTTGTCCTTATTTAATCAATATATGTTGTCGTGTAATGTATTGTCGAATTGTGAATAATACCATTGTGCTTGTTCTGGATTCTCAGCTTGGTAAAGTCTGAATGTTATATAGTCCTCAATAGCATCATAGAAGTACCATGGTAAGTTTAGTGTCTCTAGGTCAATAGCGTTACTACCAAAAGCTTGGCTTAACGTTAATGGTTGTTCTATGTAGTTGTAGTTCAACATTATTCCATTGTCTACGTCCTCTGTAGGAGTAGGGAAAATCTTAATATGGTTCTTGTCTGTGAACACATACCTAGGTCTTAACATAGAGATTCTTCCCCATGTTCATGGTTCTCGTCTCTGCCTTCCTCATTGTGCTACTAGCTTACCTGTTTCATCATCATAGATGTTGTTAGTAGGTCTAATGTTATAATCAGTAAGGCTTATTGGCTTACATATTCTATATAGGGGAGTTCCATGCTTTCATGTTTTGTATGCTACTCTTAATTGAATAATAGAATAGAAATCTGGTACACCAGCTTCTCCTAGTGGTAATTCATATTCAGCTACATCCTTCTCTATGTCACTAACAATAGATGAAGTGTTTTGTTTACCAGAAACATATTCCAAAATCATCTTCTGGAATATTAACATTCATTTATTAAACCATGCTAGCCATACTTTCTGATTTACTTGTGTGTCTCACCTCAACTCCTCTAAACACCAATTGTTATACATTGTTTCTAACGTTGCCATATATTGCTGCTTAAAATATAAATAAGTCTGTTTATTACTAGGAGTAAGTCTCCCTACCCCTAGTGTATAATCAGAATTAGTCTCCTTCTTCTGCTGTAAGTAATTCTTGCCATGCGTAGTCTGTACCAGCTCTTGACTCCATTCTAACGATGAACAAGTCGTTAAGAACAGCACATCCATACATACATTTCCATCCAACTGTAGCTCTCTGATTTAATGGGTCTTCAGTTCCAGCAGCTCAGAATGGTTTGTAGAATGTTTGAAGATTTTGTAATGTTCAAACTCCGTAAGCACCATCTCTGAATGCGTAAGAAGGTCGAGCCTTAAATTCAGTTGCTTCACCAGCATTTACAGTTATAGGTTGTACATTAGATGAAACATAGATGTCGTAATTAACTCATGCTGTAACAAATCCGTCTTTGATTCCTTTGAAGTCTTCGTAGATTAATTTGTTCAACCATGTATTAGTAGAACTAGATTTAGCATAGTCTAAGAATACGTTAGGATGCATAATAATCTTGAATCTTTCTCCAGTTTGTCCTTGTGAAGCTAAGAAAGTACAAGCTTTAAGAACTAAGTCTAAGTCCATAGTGTCAGCAGCTGTTAATGTGTCTCTGCTAGTAGCAGTTCCAGCAAACATGCTTCCAATAGAACTATTTAACAAAGTGTCTTGAATGTACTCATCTATAAGTCTTCCAGCATTGTTAGCTAATTCTCTACCTTGTGCAGCAATTATTGGTAACAATGTTTCTACATCCAATACATCTGAAATGATTGAGAAGTCTCCTAATTGAACAGGTACAGCAGTAACTGTTTTTACTACGTTAGTGTGTCCATCTGGAGTAACTCATTCTACTAAAGCAGCATCAGAAAGGCTAGTTCTCATTACTCAAAGGCGAGGCCAAGTAACTGATTTGTAACCTTGATGAGAAGCTTTAGTTCAGAATCTCATGAATACTGTAGAAGGTTCTCCATTCTCTAAGAATGATTGTCTTAACAAGTAAGTTAAGAAATCGTTTTGTGTGTAACCAGCAGCTGTGTAGTTAATATTTCCAGATTGCATAACATTAACAGCTGTGTTGTCAGCAGCAGAAGTTGATTTAGCAACGTGAAATCTGTTTGCTCAGTTTGTTGTGTTAGACATAATAAATAAATGTTTAAAGGGCTAAAAGTGTTAGCCATCCAACATTAATTTCTATACCAAGATTGTGTCTTTGCTAGTTGTAAGAGTTCTTCTGTGTTCATCTCACTTAGCTTTTTCTCTCCAACCTCAGTCGTTGGATTGGCTCATGCGATGACACTTCTAGGTCAAATATTAGAATCTGAATCTACTTCAGGTTGTGGTGCTTGCTGTACTTGAACCTTTCCATTTTGTCACTCATACAATGAAACTAGGTCATTGATGTCTAATGAATTGTATTTGTCTGCGAACGAATCAAAGTCTCATTCGTAACCTCTACTCTTCATAGTGTTACTAAAGTAAAGTTTCTTGTCAGCAGCTCTACCTGCTATTTCGGCATCTAATTTTGCTTGAAGAGCAGCCATTTCTTGACTATGCTTTTCTCTCAATGCAGCATAACCAGATTTTTTCTGTTCCTCAGTGCCATCAATTTGGTTGTCCATGTCGGTCATGGTTAATAGAATACAATGTAAAGTCGTGCCATTGTACTAACACGAATTGATTTATAGGCCTCAACTTGCCTTAATTGACTAGTTTAACGACATGCAACTTCGGTCTTCGATTATTTGAGAGTCTAATCTACTTTCTCTCCCCTTAACATAGCCTCAGCTTTCTTTAAGTCCTCTTGTGCTTTCTTTACTTCCTCTGGGTCTGTTGTTAAGACATTCACTAGTCTCTCCATCTCTCCCATACCCACTATTAAAGCACCTAGAACTTCATACTGTGTGAAGCCATCTACTTTAGGGTTAATAAAGTTGTCTCTAGCTAGTACTAGGATGTTCTCTTCCTGTTTCTCCACCCTAAGCTTCATGCATTTCTTCAATACTTCCCATCATGCACTCTGTGCTAGCTCTTTTACTGCCTCAATCTCCTCATCAGTAAGGTCGTCTGGATTCTTAGTTTCCTTCTCTTCCTCTGGTTGAGTAGCATCGGCTTTCATCAATTCTTCCTCTAGTGCCATTACTTGTCTTTAGCAAATAAAATAGATTTATTATTCTGAATAACCCACTTGATTGGTTTCCCCCAGTTTACCTCCAAGCAATACTTCACTTGGTCTAGGAACAACGTCTTGTCAATGGTGTTAAATCAGTCCGTCATTATGGCGATGTCCTCCTTAGAGAGCATCCCTATTCACTTATGGTACTTCCTTAGGTAGTTGTAAATCATCTGTCTGTATACCTCCTTCTTGTACCTCTTAGCTTTCTGCCTAGAGATTTCCTCGACATTAATCTTCTCCCTGTAAGGCTCTTCCTTGATTAAGTCGTTTATGTCTCTAAGTATTTGCCAAGTCATCCTATAATTTCTCAGTTAAAAAGTCTTTAAGTTTTTCTACCATCTTTAAATCTACATTATGTTTCTCTAACCACTCCTTGCTCTTCTTATACACTTCTGTGGTCAATCATTTGCTCTGCAAGTAATCCCTAATGTCTGCTGGAAGCTTAAACATAGGAAATGGTGCTGTCTGAGCCTCAAATACGATTCTTCACTTAGGTTTTGTCACTACAGAACTACCAACTGTTCATATAATTTTCTCTTTCTTTAGTTCTCTCCTAGTGAAACCAACCTTTTCTGCATCTGAATTTTCAGACACGTTTTCTTCTTCCACTGGCACATTGTTAAGCACAGCATCAACAACGTCGCTTATTTCATTTTCTATAACGGTACTACCTGTGTTTGTTACATTTTCTACTACATTTTCTACCGTTTTTTCTGATTTTTTTGTTGTCTTAGTAGACCGTCAGCTTTTTTTTGTTGCCATTACATAATATTATGAAATAAATCTAACCAATCCCATTACTTACATCTAGTGACTGCATTCATCATACGTTCATAGACTGTCATCTATTAGCATGGCTTCATGCCTCGAACCCTGTCCCGCTATTTACGTTGTCAGTAGTTCCAAAATTTATGTTAGTTAATGGGTCGTTATTCTCTCATGCGGCTTTGAAGTCTGTTACCTTTGGCTGTGCTGCCATATTTAACTCTTCTGTTCCTAGTCACTGTGTTACCATATACTGTAGTGCTTGTATAGCTCTCTGTTTGGCATCAGTGTCTTCTGCTCTATTATAGTACCATAGTCTCATCTGTACGTTACAGTCGACTGGTATATAAATAGAAATATTCTGATTGAGTAGAAGTACGTCCTGCTTACACTGGTAGTCCTCCATGCTCATCTCTGTTATTGAATCTATTTCGCTCTCATCCAATCCATTATAGTAGGCAATAGCTCTACGTATATTATTTAATAGGAATGGTGGTGTTCTAGGGTCTGAAACTAGCATGTTGTACTGCTCTACATAAGCACCTTTCTTCTCTTCATACATAATAGACTTTAATATAGGGTCTATTACCATGATTGAGAAATCTCCACGGATGTCCAT